CCTAAAGTTCTGTTCTGAGTAACTGAGTTACGTTTGAACATGATCAGAGGCGCCATAAGCTTTCCTTTCTGGTCTCTGTAGTATCCGTCTGCTTGCACGCTCTTCCAGTTCTCAGGAGTTCCGTACAATATAGGAACGTTCAGCTTGGTGTTGTTTTGAACCACCGTCGGTTTCAGTACTTGGGTAAAGTAGTACATCACCGCATCGTCTATGTCTTTTATCCCTACTGAAAATACTTTATCAGTGTCTCCTTTCAAAGAGTACTCTAAAGCTCTGTTGTTCTCTGGCTGTCCCAGCTTCTGAGGCTCTGTGAAAACTGGATCTGGAACTTGCTGTACATATGGGGTCTCAAGAGTCTTCATGAACTCTCGTCTGCTTTGTGGCCTTGTCGTCTGTATCCCGCCTTTTCCTGCCATGTTATAGTCTCTCTTGTTTTATTCCCAACGAATCCGGAGAAGCGTAGTGGGTCTTCAGTATCATCGAATATGAAGATCCAAAGTTCTCTAGACCGTCTTGGTATGCGTATTGGTTGTCTTTTCCTAGTATCAGCTGATTCTCGTTTACAGAGTCCACAGAAAAATACAACTCATTGTACATGATCACATCACCCACCTCAGGAAACACGTTTGCTTGAATTAGATGGTCTTTAAAGAACCTGAACTCAACTGCCCTTGTGTTGTCTGGTCCAAACTCTGTCTGCGTGAATTCGAAGTCTCCTCTCTGTATCAAGCAGTTTATCAGCACAGGTCCTATGTAGGTTTTGTTAAGAGCCTCTCCGTATGTGTTGAAAGGCGTATCTCCTAAAACTACCTTGTAATATCCGATTGCTTGACTCACGATGTTCTCCACGACTTCTCTCGTCATAAATTTGAACGTTGTTATGTCTCTTGTTGATCCGAATAGAGCCATTAGCCGATGTAGATTAATAGTGGAACGTTCAATAATGTGTCGCTTTCAGATTTTGCCTCTGCGGCTTTTCTCTCCAGCTGACTCTGTCTTGTCATATCTTCAAGCTCCTGTCTCAATCTTTCTTTCAGTGCCTGCTGCGTGTTTTGTCCTTTCGATATCAGATCTGCTCCATTCAAAGTCACTTCAGACCCTGGAACTGGAACTTGAGTGTACTTTCCTCTCACTAGACCAAGAAGTTCAGAAGCAAGAGCCAATGTGTATTCGTATATCCACTGCCTTCCTGGTCTATTGATCTGAGAGTACGTTATCGTGCCGTATGGAACTTGAGAAGGATTAGCTACGAGGTTTGTGCTTCCGGAGTATGGACTGTTTATGCTTGGATCTCCCATCTCGCTCTTCTTTGAATACTGGATCCAAAGGGCGCTGTTTATCTCAGGCATCGGGAATATCTTGAGCTTGTTGTTGACTATCTCAAACGTATACGCGCTTCTTCTCACAGTGTTTGACATCTCTATCTCCTGGATCCTCTGTATGTCCCAGTAGACAGGGAACAGGGTGAAGTTGAGTCCTGGAGAATACGACGCCCATCCAAAGTTCTCTGCTGCTCCTTGGTAGTTTATAGATCCACCAACGTATGGATCGTAGTATTGGTTTATCGCTGGGTTTCCTTGGTAGTACACTTGCTGCACAACGACTCTGTCTCCTGGCTGTATCCATCCTCCTGAGATAGCGATGCTCTGAATGTCGTATATCTGACTGCCCGAGTATAGTGTTATCGAGCCCGTGTACCAATCTATGTTTCCGCCAACTCCAGCAGGAGCTCCGTATGAGTCTGCTATCGTTATGACTGTATTTAGGTTTGGGACTACGACTGTGTTATTGAGAAGAGATCCAGTAGGAGAACCTTCTAGACCTAGATAGTTGTCTTTTATCTTAGACTGGTATATCTCTAGAGCATATGTGGAAACAGCCTCTTCAAAACAAGCAAAAAATTGACTATCTTGAAGCTCCACTTCCATCATGGGGTAACCTAGCTTTTTGGCACAGTAATCAGCTACTTGCACAGATTCACTTACAAATACTGGATCTGTATCGTAAAGTCCAAACGGTGTACTACCTGTTGAGAATGAAGCGCTGCCTGGCCACGGTTGAGGGTTACTCATTTTTTGTGTTTATAATAAATATCAGGAAAGCCGACAACTAGTCCTCATATTGCTTATAAACTCTGAGGATCTCTTCTACTATCGGATCTCTGTGGTTTTGTTTGAGAGTGACTACCGCAAACTTAGGAACATCGGTAAAGTTCTTACAAATGAAATCGAACCCTGAAGTTTTTTTCTCCTTTAGATCGATCTGAGACGCATCTCCGCAGAGCACCATCTTTGAACCTTTGCATATCCTGCCCAGCACCAATCTCATCTGATCGTGTGTTATGTTCTGTGACTCATCTACCAGCACAAGACAGTCTGAGAAGTTTCTGCCTCTCATGAAGCCAAGAGGACATATCTCTATCTTGCCTTCTTCTACCAACTTGTCTATCTTCTCTTTGTTGTAGAGTCTGTACATGTTATCAAACACTGGAGCTGTGAACGGCGCTAGCTTGTCTTCTTTCGATCCTGGGAGGAATCCTATGCTCGCTGCTGCCTCTACAGTGGGTCTTGTTATGATGACCTTTTCTATGTCTTTCTTAAAGAGCATGTCCAAAGCGACCTGTGCAGCAAGCAAAGACTTACCAGAGCCCGCCTGGCCTTTCAGTATAGTCACCGTGTTGTCAAAGATCACTTGCTTAGCCAAACGCTGTTCTTCATTCAACTGTATCTGAAACTTTATAGGGCCTTTGGGTTTTCTGCCGTTAGGACCAACTTTTTCTTCGACCATTATGTTTGGTTGGGTTTGAAACTATTAATATCCTGGGAAGTAAGATCCGCTGTATATTATCGCAAGACCTGCTGATTGTGTCACAGAAGTTATGTTACCGTATATGCTTTGGCCTTGGTTGAATGATGCGCTTATTGAACTTCCGCTAAGATTTGAAAATTTAATGATCGCAGTGGTCCCTGTTACTGCATAATACCAAAAGGCATCACAAGCTTTATTCACAGATCCGCTAAGTATAGCGCCTCCATTTAAACCATACGGGTCTTTTAATCCGTCTACTATTTGTGGCATGTTATTGTTTTATATAAATATTGAAATTATTCTAAAGAGTAGACTTGAAAATGTAAACTTTTCCTTCAAGGTCTAATATATCTTTTATAGCAAGGTTCAGTTCTTTTGTTATTTTTTGGGATAGATCTGCTATTCCTTTGTTAGAAGAGTGCTTGTATATATCTAAATTCTTTTTGACGTCTCTAAGAGATTTTGCAAACTTTTTAAAGTCTGCTACATTGTATACTTGGGTCTTTACACTTCCAGTTTCTGGGTCTATCGTCTCTGGCCCTTGTAAGAATCCCTTCTTCATCAATTTATCGACGTCTATTATTTCCTCGTCTTCAATTAAAAGATCTATCAGTTTCATGCTTATAAATATAGAATACTTTTTGATGAAAAACAAAAAAGCCCGGTAAAAACCGGGCCTTTCTTTTATTATTGTCTTAGATTAAACTTAGACTACATTCAAATCTGATACGAACAAGTTCGCATAAAATTCGGGCCTGACCATCGTCATTGCGTAACGTGTCATTATCCCCTTTCTTGGAGTAAAGGTGTTAGGATCGTACACCAGAGGCGTCATGATCAATGGCACGTAAGGAGCGTAAACCGCACCACACTCTAAGAACTGGTTGCCACGGAAACCTAACAGTACCACGTTCTCCAGCATATAAGGGTTCTTATACACTTTGTAACGGCTGTTAAGAGAACCGATCTTCTGTACACCGAAAGCATACTTCATTGTGTCTGCTGCACCGTCAGTATCAGCTGCAAATCCTGGGATTGATTCAAGGATCGTAGCTACTGCTGGAGAAACTACCATGAAGTTTGCACCGCCACGGAGAGTCTTCTGGTGGATGATGTTAGACAGCTTCTGAAGCTTGATACCGATGGTCTGGAACCAAGTCATCTGGTTGTAGAACACGCCTGCAGTGTTTGAAGTAAACGCAGTGTTTGTTGAGTTGATCTGGTTACCAACTTTAGCAGACCAGTAGTCAACTGTTGGAGCCTTTTGGATCAGCATGTCAAGAACTTCAAGATCTATTTCCAGAGTGATGTACTCAGAAAGAATACCAGTCAATTCAGCCTCAGCGTCAAGTGAGTGGTATGCGTTAAGATCCTGTGCAAATTCTGGTGTCCACTGTGCTTTCAACTTACGTGTTTTAGCAGAGATCGTCTGGCTTACCATCTGTACGTTAACCTCTGGGATAGAAATTGAAGTAGGAGAGTATGCGTTAGGAACAGAAACACCTTGTGTAGATGTACGATCTTCAAAGTCACCGATTGCGTTAAAGTCAGTCTGCTTGTTATAGTATACTGTCATCAAGCTACCAGTCAACAGGTTATTTGTAGCTGTAGCATATGTGCTAGAACCACTAACAATAACAAAGGACAGAGTATCTGTAATATTATTGTAAGAAGTAAATTGATTTGCACTATTTGCTGGGTTAACTAGTGCTGCAATGCTAGATACAGATCCTGTAATTTCAAAAGCACGAACGCCATTCTGATTCAAATATGGGAATAGGGTTGCATTAGCATTTGCAAAGTTTACAATAGCTACTGCGCCAGCCGCAACAGATGCAGAATAGTTAGCATCAAAGTTAAGGTTTGCCCAAGTTACTTGAGAACCAGTTAATACTGAAGATGCTGTAAAGCTTGCGCTAAAAAGGTTTAAAGAATAACCAAAAGTACCAGCACCATAAAGACCACCAGCATTTGAGTTACCAAAATCTTTTGTGTCTTTTGTACCGTACATTGAAGTACCAGCACCAAATCCAGGATTACCTGTAGTACCGTACTGGAAGTCAAGGTAGAACACCAGACCAGCAGGAAGGTTCATTGGCTGTACGCTAACGAACTCCTTAGATGCAAGCTGACCGAAGATCTTACGAACCAACGGAAGAGCCACACCAGCCCACTGTTCACCAGCACCAGCTGTGAAAGTAGCACCGTTAGATACTCCGCCTGTTGCAGCAGAAGTCTCAGTTACGAGCTGTTTAGACTGATTCTCAAGGATCATCGCCATCGTCCTAGAGTCATGCTCGTTCAAGTTTTTAAGCAGGCCTGATTTGCCCCACTTCTTAACGAGTCTTTGAGAAACTGACAGAGTCGAACTATATGCGTTCTGTGCAGATTCTTGTAAAAGGGAATTTACTAGATTCATTTTGTTTGTTTTTAAGTTTTAAAATAGTTGTTTCTGAATTAGATGCCTGCTAGTTTCTGCATTCTTGCTATGAAAGGATCAGACTCCAGTGTGTTTCCTTTTGGAGCTCCGCCTGTTGGCTTAGATGCAAATCCTGAGAAGGATTCTTTTAATTGTTTCTTAGGAGCAGCAGTTATTGATTCGCTGATGAACTTAAATGTGTTCTTCACTTCTTTAACCGACGTCGCTCTATCGAATGCATTCAGGACCTTTACTTTTTGTGCTTCAGTAAGAGATTTAGATTTGAAGATCTTGTTAACATAAAGAAGCTTAGCGTTCAGAAGATTGATCTCATTCAGCTCTTTCTGCATCAGTTTGATTGCTTTCTTAGCCTCTTCGAGTTCTTTCTTTTCTGCCATCTTTTTCTTCTCTTCCATCTTCTTCTTCTCGTGCATTTTCTTTTTGGCTTCTTCCATGTGATGCTTAGCTTCGTCCATTTCGTCTTCTTCTTCATCATCCTCTTCGCCTTCGTCTTCGAGTTCAGCTAGAATCTCATCAAGAGAAACTTCGTCTTCTCCACCTTCATGTCCTTCTCCACCTTCGTGGCCAGCCATTGCAGCTTTGATTGCGTTTACAAGATCTCCAAGAGTTACGTCAACAACTTTGGTGTCTTCTTCAGACTCTTTGCCGTCTTCATCTTCTTCTTCATCTTCTTCTTCGTCGTCTTCTTCTTTGGCTTCGTCCATTTCGTCGTAATGTTCGTCTAGCTCTTCTTCATGTTTGGCTTTCTTTTTCTTTTTAGCCTCGTCCATGTGGTGTTTAGCTTCGTCCATTTCGTCTTCTTCATCGTCTTCTTCATGGTGAGCTTCGTCCATTTCTTCGAGTTCGTCTAGGATCTCATCAAGATACTTTTCATCAAGATTACCAGGATCTTCTTCTTCTGCAGGTCCTGAACCATATTCAGCACCAAGATTTTCATCCATTGATAGAATATCTTCTATACTCTCAGTCTCTGGATCATTTTCTTCTGAGTGTATGTGAGTTGCGCCCATTTTTTTAGCGGCCTTTGCAATCATCTTCCAGAATTTATCAACATCTTCACCAGTACGTTCTACAACTTTAGCAGTTTTACCGTTAAATTCAACTGTAGCTTCATGTTCACCAGAAGGTGATGTATATACTTCTGCTGTTGTTGCTTGATCACCATCTTCTCCTTCGTCCATTTCATCATACTCATCTAAATCTTCGATCGCGCCTTTATGAGCTGGAGCATGTTTGTAACCGGCTTCATGACTACGAGCTGATTTCTTTGTGTGAACGATGTGCTCTGCTTCGTCCATTTCTTCTTCTTCAGATTCTACGATGTGTTTCTTCAACATCGCTTTGATCTTTGGCTCGAATGCTTCTTGAATCGCAGCTTTAGCGTTGGCCATGGCGCTTTCACGAACTGCTTTTGCATCAGCAACAGCCTGAGTGTAAATACTTTCCATACTTTTTTAAAGTTTTTTGGATCTTAATCGTTCATTGAGGATGTGGAACGATATGGGAAATTAGTGTAATAGCGTCATATTGGGAAGACGCATCTGTTGATAAATATACAACTTTTGACGAGAATCGAGTTTTGAAACAAAAAAAATATTACAACTTAGAGTTTAAATTTGCTATTGTCTGATATTTATAATAAATTGCTACTGGTACTAGTAATTAACAAAGATATTGAGTCATCATAGATGGAGTTGTACCAGAACTCTGTTTATTTTGACTCACTTTTATTTTATGGATCATCTCAAAATTTACAATAGGATCATTGCAAAGGCTAAATTAGAAGGGAGAAAAAAACTTTCTAGAGATCATAATGATTATGTCTACTACGAAGCTCATCATATCATTCCAAGATGTTTAGGAGGTATGAATGATAAAACTAATATAGTACTACTTACAGCTAGAGAGCATTTTATCGTCCATTGGTTATTATATGAAACTGATAATGGAAATGTAAAATTAGCTTTGGCATTTTTTATGATGTGTAATACTAAAGATCACAATCAATTAAGATACATTCCAAGTTCTAGAATTATAGAATATTCAAAAAATCAACACTCTAAGTATCACCACTCAAAACTACCTAAATTTAAAAAAATAAATTCTGATTTAAGAAAAGGAAAATCTATAGTAGAACAGTTTGGAAAGCAAAAAGCTTTAGAATGTTCAATTAAAAAATCTAATTCTTTAAAACTGAGCTATCTAAATGACCCCACACTATCAAAAAGAAAAAGTGATTCTATGAAAGGAAAAAATAAAATTGTTCGTAAATTTACATGCCCACATTGCGGAAAAATAGGAGGAATTTCTACTATGAAACAGAAACATCTTCCTATATGTAAATCAGCTCAAACAGCAAATCCCTGATTGTAAACAGATGATCTCTGAAATTAACTTATGAATTCTAGAATATTTATCTACTGATACAGAATGATCTATCGATTCTTTAAGCCCTTTTTTGCCTTCTTGGTGCATATAGGAACCGAAATTTGAGGGTTGCGAAACAAAATCCCACCCAATAAGATCTAAATCGTCTTCTACCTGCACCAATCCTTCTCCTATTTGTGTAACTGATCCCATAGCTCTTGATGATATACCCACTGAGAGGTTATTCTCAAACAGCGTCTTTAGGATGTTTCCGGATGGTGTAGGGAGTATTTCAACTCTGCCATATAGATCTTTGCCTTCCCACCATATTTCCATGATGTTGTGGCTTACGTTCTTTAAGTTGATGATGCTTGTTTCTGGATGGTCTAATTCTCCAAATGCTCTTCTTTCTTTTATAGGTCCTTCAGCATATTTCTGTGCTTGAGACATAAGGATATCATGCGGATAGATTCGTTGATTTGCATTGGGAATATCAGCAGAAGACAGCTTACCGACAACTACCATATTACTATTTCCACGAAGTCCTTCTTTAAGGTGACTAAGAGGTTTAAATACTGAATACTCTATGAGAAGTTGTGGTTTCATATTATACATCTATTGCTTGTCCTGAATTAAAAGCTTTTTGTAGATCTGCTCTTGCTGATCCTTGAACTTTATTTAATTTATTTTGTACTGCTTGATTATGAGCAGAGTCGGTAGTTTTAGCTGTGGCAACTTCATCTACTTCTTTTGTCTTCTTTTTCTTTTTAAGGAACTCCACTACTTTCTTGATCACAGCATCTTTCTTTTCATCTACTGTCTTTACTCCGGGTTTTGCTTTTGCGTCAAATTTCTTTATCTTTGCATCATCAAGCTCATTTGAAGATTTATCATGGTGCCCAGAAAAGTGATTTATGATGTTCATCTGGTAGTCTTTATGTTTGCCTTCTCCTAATTCTACAGTGAGAGTTGATCCTACTATTGCTTTTACAGTTCCTGGTCCATCTGGTGTTTCTACTCCCATGCCTATTCCGTATACGTGGTGACTATCTTCGGTCAATCTTTTTTTTAAGAAAGTCTCTATGGCCTCCATCACCTTGTGTTTCTTTTCAGGCTGCTTCATCTGCTTCATGCCTTTATGACCTTTTGCATGACTTGACATCTCCTTTACTCCTTTTGGCTTTCCCTTCTTATTCTCTTTTGTAGAAGCTTTTGTGTTTGCTTTATGCTTTTCTACTCCTTTTGGAGACTTCATCTGATGATGCTGATCTTTAAGTTCTTTCTTTACTGGGATCATCTTACGCTTCTCGTCTACTTTATTGATCTCCTTTGCGTTTGCGACTAGCACATCATCATAACATCTTGGATCTTTTTTGAGCTTAGCTACCACCTTCTCAAGCGTCTTTTGGTACACTTCACCGTCTATCTTAGGAAGCTTTGCAAGCTCTACGTTCACAGCTTTGTTCACCAGGATCGGATTCAATCTGTCTATGGTAAGGTGTAGATCTTCTTGCTCTTTTATGATTTTCTTTGGAGATTTACCTTCTTTTAGTTTTAATAGACCCAATCTAATAGCCTGTTCTAC